ATATCAACCAGGTAAAAACAAACCAAGAAAAGAATTTACACCAATGAAGAAACAATGGAAGCCATTAGTTCCACTACCCTGCGATCTACCTAAACGTGGAATCACTAAAGAGACTTGCGAACTATTTGGTTATGGCATAGCTAGTTTCAATGGAGCTGATTGTCAGGTAGCCAGCTACAAAAATCAAAGCGGTGTACTAGCAGCGCAGCATATAAGATTTAGAGACAAAAGATTTATATGGCAAGGAGAGTTAAGCGATATAAAACTATGGGGTCAGGATTTATGGAGACAACATAATACTGGTCAAACATTTGTAGTTATTACTGAAGGAGAGATAGATGCAATGTCTGTTTCCCAGGTGCAAGGTAACAAGTTTCCTGTAGTAAGTTTGCCTTCGGGTGCGCAAAGTGCTACGAAGTATGTAGCTGCAAATTTATCATGGTTATCTCAGTTCGTCCGTATAGTTATTTGTTTTGACTCGGACGCACCTGGTTTGGATGCTGCCGAGAAGGTTGCAAAAGTCTTACCTACTGGTAAGGCAGCTATCGCAAACCTACCAAGAAAGGATGCTAATGAAATGCTCCTCGCAGGGGAGGGCGAGTTACTTAAAGACTTACTCTGGAAAGCAAGTCCTGTCAGACCCGACAACATACACTCTGCCTACAATTTATGGGAAGATTTAATTAAGGAAGATACCTCTAAGGTATGTAGTTATCCCTTCCCAGAACTAAATAGAATATGTTGTGGCTTTCGTAAGCAAAGTTTAACTACTATTTGCGCTGGCACAGGGGTAGGCAAGAGCCTACTCTGTAGAGAATTGGCGCATCACTTCTTAGTCAATGGACTTAAGGTAGGTTGGATTGGATTAGAGGAAAGTAGCAAGAGAAGTTTACAAGGCATACTATCCATTGCACTTAACAAACCATTACACCTGGACGAGAAAGCAGTAGATCAAGATGAATTAAGACAAGCCTTTGATTATTTATTTAGCGACAATAACTTTATATTGCTCCAGCACTTTGGCTCGCTAGACCCTGACCGATTGATAGATCAGATTACATACATGGCAACTGGCGAGGAATGTGACGTTATATTCCTGGATCACATTTCCCTGGTAGTGAGTGGACTAAGTGATGGAGACGAGAGAAAACAAATAGATGTATGCTGCACCAAACTAAGACAAGTGGTAGAAAAAACTGGAGTAGGTTTAGTTATGGTTAGTCACTTAAGAAGGACGGATGGTAAGCCAGCAGAGGAAGGGGGAGACGTTAACCTACAAAGTTTAAGAGGGAGTTCGAGCATAGCTCAGTTATCTGATTTGGTTATATGTGGTATTAGATCGCAGCAAGACGAGGCAACATCAAACGAACTACAGTTAAAAGTATTAAAGAATAGGCATAGCGGTACATTAGGTCGGGCTGACAAGCTCGAATACAACGAGAAAACTGGCAGACTATCTGCCTCCCTTACTGATTTTTTATTATGACTTTATTAATTGACGGAGATCATCTAGCTTTTACAGCAGCTTGCGCAGTAGAACAAGTAGTTGAGTGGGATATTAATGTATGGACTACTCATTCTTTTTTAAGTGATGCAACTAAAGTAGTCGAAACAAAACTAAAAGGCTTTATTGATATAGCTGAAGATGAAAAGGTAGTGATGACATTTAGTTCATACCCTACATTTAGACATGAAATATACCAGGACTACAAAGCAAACAGAATAACAAAGCGAAAGCCTACAGTATTTAAACCATTAATAGAGTGGATGGAACAAGAGTGGGAGTCAATAAGGTACGCTAACTGCGAAGGGGATGACGTACTCGGCATACTTGCTACATCAAAAACTTATGATGATCCAGTAATAGTAAGTGTTGATAAAGATATGAGAACTATACCTTGCAAGTTATTAGCTGGAGACGATCTCGAACTAATTACTAAAAGACAAGCGGATAGAAACTGGATGAAGCAAGCGTGTAGTGGAGATCCAACTGATAACTATAAAGGTATTCCAGGTGTAGGTTTAGTAGGAGCTGACAAGATACTAGGAGATAGTATTAAGCTAGAGGATATGTGGGAGAAAGTAGTTGAAGCATATAAAAAACAAAAGCTAACTTATGCTGACGCATTACTAAACGCAAGATTATCCAGGATATTGAGACAAGAAGATATTAATTTAAATACAGGTAAAATTAAATTGTGGTCGCCAAAGAAAAAATTATAGTTCGAGAGGATTTTTCTTTTTCTTTTTAGGAAAGCCAGCTTGCATATTAGCGTAGGCTTGAGGAGATATAGTACTATCCTTCTTACTTCTACTTGTACCAGCCTTCTTTCTTTTGTTTATGTTGTAATACAAGCCTTTTCTAGCCATAATAAATAAGTAATATATGTATAACTTAGCATTGTTTATGGAAGCTGACGACCTGTTCCCACCTATTGATGAAGCATTAATTAAGAAACTAAATGAGATATATCCAGAGAAATGTCCAGATATAGATACTAAAGATAGGCAGATTTGGTATAACGCAGGGCAAAGAAGCGTGGTAAAAATGTTAATTTCCGTTTATGATGAGCAAAGTAACACGTTACGGAGTTAGCTATGTGCGGAGGCGGAGGTCGTCCACCAGATAGAACGGACGAAATGCTTAAGGTACAGCGAGAACAGATCGCTGAACAAAAGAGGCAGTACGAACAAACAAGAGCCGATCAACAGGCAAGACAAGCAGAGCAAGAAAAAATTGCTTCTGCTCCTTCTGCTCCGCCACCTTCGGCAACAGCTCAACGTCCAGCAGCAGCACTTGAAATACCTGGAGGAGATCCAGGACTAGGAGCTGCGCAACAGCGTAGAGGATATGGCAGAAAGAGATTAAGAACAGATTTACTTTCTGGCTCAGGTTTACAAATACCTTAAATAAATGGAAGTCACACTAACAAGTGACTTAGATTTTACAGGTAAGTCCTACTCCGATATGGGGAAGAAAGGAATTACTGTAGCGTCTAAGTACGAACAACAAAAAGCAAAGCGTAATCCTTATGCGGATATAGCTAGAAAGTGTGCAGAGGTTACTATCCCTTTTGAGTTTCCAGATACACAATATTCTGGTTCAGCTAGGGCTAGGATTACTACTCCCCATCAAAGTGTAGGAGCTAGAGGGGTTGCCAATATCGCTAACAAGCTAGGGCTATCTCTCTTCCCTCCTAATACAAGTATGTTTAAGTTAGAGATAGATGACTTAGCGTTAAGACTCCAGGACGTTGATCCACAACAAAAGACAGAACTAGATAGCGCTTGCGTAAAGGTAGAGTTAGCAGTAGGTACTATGCTCGAAACATTATCTGCAAGAGCAGCATTGTACGAAGCATTTAAACAATTAGTTATTGCAGGGAATGTATTGTTATATGTAAACCCAACTGGTATTCGAGTACTGCACCTTGAAAGATATACAGTTACCAGAGATCCAATGGGTAACGTAGAAGAAATAATAATAGAAGAGGAAGTAAACCCTAAGTTACTTCCAAAAGGTTTTCTATCCCCTTCGGATGCAAAGCAATACGATAAGGATTATGGGAAGAAAGACGTAAAAATTTATACTTGCGTTAAATACAAAGATGATAAGTGTCATTGGTATCAAGAGGTAAAAGGTAAACCAGTTCCAGGAACTAATGGTATGAGTCCGAGGGAATGTAGTCCATTCATCCCACTACGTTTTCAATCAATGGACGGAGAGGACTACGGACGTTCATACATTGAGCAATGGTATGGCGACCTTTCTGCTCTTGATAATTTGTATCAGGCAGTATTGGAGGCTAGTGCAGCCATGAGTAAAATTTTATTTATGGTAAATCCTAATGGCACTACGAGGCCAAGAGCCTTAAGCAATGCCGAGAATGGAGCTATCATCCAGGGCAATGCGCAAGACGTTACAGTTTTACAAAGCCAGGGCAAGTTAAATGATATGAGCCTGGCAAACAATACTATAGATAGGATCGAAGCCAGGCTTGAGTTTGCTTTCTTATTTAATAGTGCAGTACAAAGACAGGCCGAAAGAGTTACAGCCGAAGAGATACGTTATGTTGCCGAGTCGTTAGATGAAAGTCTAGCTGGTTTGTATTCTGTATTAACCCAAGAACTACAACTACCTTTAGTTCGTAGGTTGATATATATAATGCAAAGAACAAATAAAATTCCTGACTTTCCTAAAGGTCAAGATGGTAAAGATTTAATAATGCCTAAGCCAGTTACAGGTTTAGAAGCTGTAGGTAGAGGAGACGACAGAAATAAATTGATTGATTTTATTGGAGCTGCAACAGATACGTTAGGCAAGGAAACAATAGAGAAGTATATCAATATGGAAGAAGCGTTAAGAAGGTTAGCAGCAAGTAGTTCTATTGATGTAACTAACTTAGTTAAGACTCCTGAGCAGTTACAAGAAGAACAGCAAGCAGCAGCCCAAGCTCAGAAAGAAATGCAACAACAGGAAATGATGGGTAATATAATGTCAAGCCCTGCTGCTGGCAAAATAGCAGACAATTTCACACAACCAGGTAGTCCTTATGGTCCCCAAGTCCAACCAGGAGGAGAAGGAGAGCAAGGTAACGCAGCCCTCCCCAACCTCAGCAACATCCCAACCGCCACTTAGTAAAGCGGAAGTCACAACTGACTCTCCCGATCTCCCTAGAGAAATTACTATTACACCCGAAATGGTTGAGGAGTTTAAAAACAACAATTAAATTATTATGCCAGATCCAATTACTATTACCGACCAGGGTACACCTTCCTTATCGGAAGATAATCAAGCTGCATTAGAAGAGCTGAAGCAAGCCGAAGCGGATCTTGAAAAAGAAAACGCAATAGCCCAGGAGGAACAATTAATAGGAGGCGAGTTTGAGTCACAAGAAGATTTACTTGCTGCCTACCAGGAATTAAAAGCTAACCAACAACGTCCTCCAGGAGAACCACAAACTGCTCAGGAAATTTATGGAGAAGCAGTAGGTAACATCCTCGAAGAAGCTGGAGTTGATTATTCAAAGATGAATGATTACTGGCAAGAGAATGGAGAGATTACAGAAAAGCATTACAAAGAGCTGGAGAAGGCTGGCATCCCTAGAGGAATAGTAGATGCGCACTTAAATGGTTTAAGGAATGAAGCTACTGTATTGCAATCTGACCTTGTAGCTATTAAGAATACATACGGAGGAGAAGAGGCTTTTACTGCTATGCAGTATTGGGCTAGAGATAACTTAACTGATGCAGAAAAAGCAGCTTACTCTAAAGGTATTAGCGGAGATTTAGAAACAGTTAAATTAACTGTTGCTGGACTTCATGCCAGGTACGCAAATGCTGTTGGTAACGAACCTAACTTAATCTCTGGTAAAGCTGCAACTTATTCAAGTGATAAGTTCGAGAGTACTGCTCAATTAGAAGAAGCAATGAATGATCCTAAATACAAAAAAGATCCAGCTTATAGAGCTAGGGTAGAAGAAAAGCTAAGTAGATCTAGTATATTTTAACCATCCCAATTGACTATCTTTTTGGCTGCTGCCTGTTCGTCAGCAGTCATTTCCGTTAGTGTAACAGTATCGTTAGTCCAGTTAGTAGGATCAAAGTTTGCTTCAGCAACGACTATTCCATACTTTAAGTCAGTAGTATCATCCTTATATGGGTCAGATAATTTCATCCAATTATCATCTTTTTTATCATTGGCAACTTTCTCCATCATGCCTATCCCATTAGTTGATGTCTTACCAGTTAGTTCATGCTTAAACCATTTTGTAAATAATGATTTGTTTTCCAGGAAAGGTTTTCTGTGATCCATAGTACTATCCGTTTGTATCTAGTGTAGCCCAACTTGGAGGGGTAGAGCTATAACCAGAATCATTATAGTTACCTCTTTGATACCAAGAGTTGTCTCCACCTTGTAAGACGTTGCCATCCTTAGTCATAATAAACCAACCATTCTCTGTACCATTGCCAGTATGAGTAAAGCCACCTTCTAAGCATTGTGCTGGTTGATCTGGCCAATGAATAAAGTATGGAACCCAATGATCTTGGTATCTTATGTAGTGCTGATTATCATTTTCAGAAGCCCTACTTGGTGTGTAGTTCCAATAGCCACAAATAAACAATGAGCCATGTTCATCTACTAAAACAACAGAGTTATATGTATTCTCTGGTGTACCTCTAGGAATAATCTCTACTATCTTTCCTATCTTCATTTTCTTCTCATTACTTCCACCATCTTGGAAACTAGACCAGTTACCTATAGCTTCGTTTGGTCTATTGTTATCTCCACCATCTTCGTAATCTCCAAAGTCAGAGAACAATATTTCTCCACCGAACCAACCATTGCCCTGTGCAGGGTCATTAGTGTGGCTATTAGGCGATATGTTAGTTCCTTGTATTCCATGATAATTAGAAGCAGTAGAGTATATTTTTTGGCTTAATCCTGTAGTTCCGCCATCCGTAATAAACCATAAAGTTGAATATCTATTATTAGTGCCAGCCATATAAATAACTTTTTGGTTATCGCTATTCCATAGGGTGCTGGAGTTAGTAAGTAATCTAGGCATACCATTAGTTCCAGAACCACTAGAGTCATATACACCTGTCTGCTGTCCATAGTCTCTGAAATATCCAGCGTAGTAAACTTCGCCATCTTCAGTAAGCCACCATGTTCTACCTTCAGCATCCCCATCCTGGTTACATAAGATATGAATTATTTTCTTACCATTTAAAGGAGAACCATTAACTGCTGTTACTTCAGCAAAATCATTCCTGGAGGATGTATTGTTTAAACCTAGCTGGCCTTGATCTCCATAACCTGTTGACCAACACTTACCTGATTCAGTAATAACTAAAGTGTGTGTGTACCTATAACCGCTACAGATTACATACAATATTTTTTCATCATTAAATACACTCTTTGGTACTCTCTTTGCGTAGTAATTTCCGTTAGTAGTTCCATCCCCTAACTGTCCATATCCATTGTAACCCCAACTATATAGATAGCCCTCTGTATCTACTGCATAAGTTGAACCATAATCGTAACTGCTAGTATCTTGAGTATGACCATGAGAAGTTACTAGCTGTTTAATTTTTGGATAGTTAGTGCCTTTTAATTCAGATGTACTTTCGTCATACCATTTCATAGGACTTTGAGCAGGGCATCTATCCCTAGTACCTCCATCCCCCATTAATCCATATCCGTTATATCCAGCAAACCAAACCATGCCATTTTCGTATAAGAAATATTTAATACTTCTATTTCCATGTACTTGCATAATTCTTGGAAATCTATGCCTGATGTTTCCGTTTTCGTCTAACATCCCACAATCGTTACCATTTAAGTCTGTAAGTAAATGAGCATAGTCAGGATTACCAGCAAGTGCCTGTCTTAACTTATAGCCTTGTACTCTACTTCCAGCCGAAGGAAACCATCTAGTACCACTAGCACAATCTTGTCCGTCATATCCCATACCGCCACCATAGGTATAATCATAACTTCCGTTTTGCCACATATTACCACCGCCCATATATTCTCTTTGAGCTAAAAATCCATATTGCCTATAAAGACCACTAAACCCTCCATAGCCTAATCCTCGACCAGCTTTCTTTAAATAGTCTGGTAAAGGTTTAATAGACTCTGTATATGTATTGGTAAACATACAGGGGTAATTATTAAACTGAAGTATGTTAGATGTTCTTTCTCTATAGTTATCTTTAATTGAAGTTAAAACATTCTTTTCCGCAAAATCTCCACCTGTATATGTAGGTAAGAATGTTCTATCAATGATAACTAAAGGTAATCCATCTGTACCGCCACTAAAATCTTCTATAACTAAAGTTGAGGGCGCATTTTCTGGAACAGTAAAAGTAAAGAATCCACCGACAGTAGTTGTAGTGTTTACCTGGCTTGGACTTACACCGCTTGTAACTGCTCCTCCAATAGTGTATTGGTTGTAAGCTGAATCATTTGTGTCTTTGATAGCATAGTTTCTCTGAGCAGCAGTAGGAGCAAACTGGAATGTATAGCTCTTACCTTTAACAAGTTTTCTTCCTGATGGTCCTTGTTGAGTTACGTTAGTGTAAACAGTTGGTAAATTGACATTACCTGAGTAACTTCCATAACCACTAGAACCACCATAGCCTGAGTCAATAGTTCCTCCCATATTGCTATGAGCAGTACAGAAATATCCAGTTACCATTTCTGCATAAGGAGGCATCTTAAGAGTTACAGTTGCGCCAGCACTACCTGGAGTTCCAGCTCTTGTAACGTAATTGCCATCTTGATCTGATAAAGATACTGAACCACTAAATATGTTGACCGAAAAATCTAATATATGTGTTGCGTTAGTAGAGTCAGATACGTCAAAAGTATAAACAGAGTTAGCTCTTAAATATATATAAGGCGCTTCGACACCATCTAAATAGAATTTATTTCCACTTCCACTAGATGCAGCAGCTACAGTAACCGCATAAGTTTTAGTTTCGTATGGAGGAAAATCTGTACCATGCAAAAGAGTAGCAGTATGAGTATTGCTTATAACTAATCTGCTGTAAAACAGAACTGTATCATTTGGAATGTCGTGGTTTGGCGCTTCCGCAACTCTTAAAACTTGACCTTTAGTTCCAACAGGTAATCTAGTATTTGTTGTATTATCTTTATCTTTTACTACTAAATCTCCAGATGTAGTTAAAACATTATTTTCTGGAGCTGGTGTTAGTAACATCCAGGTAGTTCCATTTGTAGGAACAGCACTACTGTTTGTTCCGTTAAAAGAACCAGCTAAAAGAACAAAAGTTTGATTGCTATATGTAACTACATCCCCTTTTAAATATGTAATACTTGCACTAAAAGCTCCTTTAAATGCAAGCCCTTGAGCCATTATCGTAAAAGCAGCATTTTCTTTTGGAGAAGTAGTATTATTGCTAGGTACATCACTTACAACAATAAAAGTCGTACCTTCAAATTCAACAACGTCATCAATTTCGTATGCGGTTGCAGTAGTCCAAGTACCTTTCCAAGTAAACTTGAGTTTTCCTAAATCAATTTGTGCCATAGTTAAATGTCAAGAACTAAATGTCCTCTAAGCATTTGATAATTTGAAATCGAAAACTTAGGAGCATTTGGAGCAGTAGTGGATAATACATCCTCGCCTAAAAAGAAGGCATGACTACCTCCATTTTGGACGAAATCTTCTGCTTTGTAAACAGTAGTATCGTTGGCTTCATTATATGTCATTTGCAATGTTCCGTCACTTAGCTTTTTAAAACCTACAAATATTGACCTACGAGCTAAGTTAACTGCTGTAGTTGCCGAAGCTGCTGCACTATTTTTAAAGCCTTCAGCTTCATCCCTAAATACTTTAGTTTCATCTTTGTAACCTT